ATGTCAAAGACTACCCTACACGACATCGAAGCCGAACATCCTGAATATGCCGAACGAAAAAGGCTCTTCCGACAATACCGTGATCTTTATGTGGGGGGAGAACAGTTCAGGGCGAACGCAGCGGAGTACCTGATCAGACGCCAAAAGGAACCGCTTGAGGTCTATGGCGAACGCCTTACCAGGGTGTTTTACGAGAACTATATCGGGTCAATCATCGATTGGTATGTTGCGACACTATTCCGTCGAGAACCCCTAATCATCGCTGACAGCCATGACACGGCGGCCAAAACATTCGTTGCTGAGTTCACAGAAGACTGTGATTTACGGGGTACATCGCTCACCGACTTCTATCGCAATACGATTCTCGACATGCTTGTTTGTGGGGCGAGTTACATCCTCGTAGACTTTCCAAAATCTGACCACAAACCTGCCAACCGGGCGGAAGAAGACGCACTGGGGACGGCTAGAGCTTACATCAACCAATGTCCCCCCGAAACACTGATCAACTGGAGTCTCGACCACCGTGGCGAGTTCGATTGGGTAGTACTTAAAACAACAAATTTGCGAAAACCCGACTACCGCACACCGCAGTGGACTAAAACAACTCGTTGGGTCTACTTTGACCGCGAGCGATTCGAAACATATGAGAGAACAGATGGCGATCATCACGTCGTCCTGACAGACGAAGGTCAGCACGGGTTCGCGCGCTTGAGCCAAGTACCCATACTCAGCCTGCGACTACCTGAAGGCTTGTGGCTCATGAACCGTGCCGCCCTTCTCCAATTGGAACACTTCAACAAATCGAACGCTCTAGGCTGGGCGCTCGCACAGGGACTATTTGCGCAGCCAGTCATCTATTCAGAACGTGAATGGAGTCAGATGATTGGCGACTCATATTTCATTCAACTTGGGCCGCAAGATAAATTTGGGTGGACCGAACCTGCCGGAAACGTCTACCGAATTGCTAGTGAGAATCTAAAACGTTTACAATCGGAAATCTATCGCGTAACCTATCTGAACCACTTAGCCACCACACCGTTGGTTCAGTCTGGACTGAGTAAGCTGAGAGATTTTGCAATCACGCAAGAAGTATTACGGGCGCTCGGTGACTCAGTGAAAGATTCAATAAAGAGACTGCTCCGAACAATCTTCCAGGCTCGTAATGAGAACATCACCATTGATGTTTCAGGAATGGAAGAATTCGATGTGGCAGATTTCGGCACGGAACTCGAGGACGCTAAAAATCTGATTTCCATGAACATCCCTTCTCCAACGTTAAAAAAACAAATTTTTAAAAAACTTGCGTTCAAATACCTATGTGACGTGCGTCAGGAGCTCAAAGATCGAATTGCACATGAAATCGACCACGGACAAACCCAGCCACACGACACCAAAACTGACAAAGGAGACTCGGCAGAATGAATACAGATGACAGCCAAGTTACAGAACAATCAAGTACCTCGCTAAAAACAATCATCAGTGAAGCCCTCGCCGAATATCTAGAGGCGCAGCGAACAAAATCCGAACCCGCATACAAGGCGGAACTCGAGGAAGAACGAAAACGAAGAGAAGCGCTCGAAAAGCGGATAAACGAGCTAGCGGAAGAAAACCGTCGAGCTAAAGAGCGTGCGGAAGAAGCCGAAAAAACTTCGGCAATCCGTTCGGAGTTGCAAAAGCTCGGCGTGGCAAAAATAGATCTCGCATTTCGTGCAATTAAAAACGACATCATACGTACCGACGATGGATCACTTGTTGCGAAGGATGACACAGGGCCAATGAAGTTGTCGGACTACGTTGCAAAATTTGTGCAGGAAAACCCGGAACTACTGCCAGCAAGAGTTGGAGGCGGTTCTGGTAGCAGCCTTGCCTCGAAGCACAACAGCCACAACCACTTACTCGATATCGAGCGAATTAAGCCTGGTATGGACCGAAATGAGCTCGAGCAGATCCGAAAGGAAATCGCGAGAATCGCTCTACAGCAAAACACCTAATAACAAGCCTTTGAAAGGAAGAGAAAGGAAAACAGCATAATGCCTTCAATTACGTCATCGAACGTAGCGCAAGCAATCGTGAAACTCGTGGCAGCCGACGCGCTTCCGGCTCTGATGGGGAACCTCGTTATGGGCAACCTGGTCAACCGGGATTTTGAGCCGGTACTAGCACAAGCAGGCGATACCGTAAACGTTCCGATCCCGCCGACTCTCGTCGCAAATAACATCTCAGACGGTGGAACGGTAATCACACAAAACCCGTCGCTTGGGAACGCCCAAATTGTGCTCAATACACATGCGGAAGCAACATTCCAGATTCCCGACGTTACGAAAATACTTGCAGTGCCCGATTTGCTCCGATTGTATATGGAGCCAGCAGTGACCGCGCTTGCAGAAAAAATCGAGGCTGACCTGTTAAATCTTTACTCGCAGTTCACCGCCAACGCGCCAGTCGGAACCGGTGGAAGTCCGCTAACAGAAGCCGCGATTGACAACGCCGAGACGGCTCTGTTCAATGCAAAGGTTCCGGCAAGCTCTCCCAAGTATCTGGTAGTGAGCGGTGAGGCATATTCCCAACTTCGGCAGATTCCAAGGTTCAGCGAATTTCAAACGGCGGGTGAAGCCGGCTTACGAGCGCTAGTAGAGGGTAGTGTTGGAAAGATTAAAGATTTCTTCGTTTTTCGTTCGCAATTCGTTCCGAAAACGGGAAGTGTTCCAGTGACAACAAACAACCTCGCGTTTGCGCGCAACGCCATTGGTCTTGTAGTTCGTCGCCTTCCTCAGCCCCTGCCCGGTACGGGTGCGATTGCCGAATACGCGGAATTAGGAAATTTTGGCATGCGTGTCGTGATGAGCTATCAGCCTAACACTTTGGCGCAGCAGTTTACAGTAGACGTGCTGTACGGTGTTGGTGTGTTACGCAATAATCATGGAATTCAGGTGAAGAGTTAGCTGGTACTGCTGCTGGAGAGAGGTGCCGGCGTACGGTGTAATAGGGAACCCCGTACGCCGGCAATTTAGGAGTGGGATAAATGGATATACGACAATATTACGAACGGATAAGAGAAGTCGCAGCGACGATTCAGGAGGAATACACCATTGTGAAAAGCTTAGCGACTGACGACGGGGGAAAGGCTGGTGTGTTTACTGAGGTCAGCAGGAGTGTAGCCGCTAAATTGGTGGTCGACAGAAAGGCGATCCTGGCAACTCCTGCTGAAGCTAGCGAGTATCGCTCGCAACTGAAGGCTGCCGAGGCGGCGAGACGCGATCTTGAAGAGCGAAGTCGAAATGCAATGCAGATATTTTCCAAAGCCGGTTTGGATGCTCTACGTTTGAGTTTCGGTATTGAGGAAGAAGGATGCTAGAAACAAATGGCTCTATTGAAGGATGGTCACGCTGCATCAGTTGAGGATCTATCCGCCCTTGACAGTAGTGTGGTGAAAGCAGCGGAAGCGGAAGGAATTTCGCTTGCGGACAAGCTGGTAGTTGCCTGGACGGATATTGAACTGGAGATCGCGGCCATGCTGTCGCGAAGAACTGCGGCTGTAGAACAGATCGAGCACCAGCTACGGAAGGTAGTGGTGACTCCGCTTGTGAAGAAGTGGCATGTCGTGCTCACGCTAGCTCATTTTTATGGCGACGCATATGCTGTAGAGTTAAACAATCGGTATCTGAAACGACACGCTGAGTTCAGCCGGCTAGCTAAAGACACTTCCCAGGCAGTTCGGGATCTTGGTTTGGGGATGGTTGAGCATCCGGTTCCCAAAGCCAGAAAGCCGAATGTAACATCCACCATCGGATTCGGTATGGTAGATCCCCTCTTCATTCGAGTGGCGTGGCGTAATGCTCGAGGGCAATCGGGGGCGCCAAGTGATACGGTTGTGTTTCACGGTAGCGAGAGCATGGTACCAGTCGTCCGGGTTTCAAATTGCCCTGCTGAGTGTGTAGGTTTTGACGTGTTTGTAGGGCAAACCGAAAACGATGTCAGACGCCAAACGGAGGTTCCACTTCGAATAGACGATGTATGGGCCTTGCCTCCCGGGGGGCTGGTAGATGGTGATGCGCCCTCAAATGGTCAGACTCCCGAGTACTTTATCAAACCAGGACGTGTGTTCTAGGACTTCTTATGATTGCAGTAGGCACGCGGGCAGCAGAGATGCTTTACGCTCTCGTAGCAGGCAGAGATGGCGTCGACTATCAATTCAGGAGAAGCGCTGCTTTGCAGGGAACGGGAGGTACTACATTACCGCCGATCAGTGTAGTGAGGGGACAGTATTCTGTTTCACTTAATGAAAAAAAGAACAGCTACAAGTACCCCCACATCTGTGTATATTGCTCGACAATTGAAAATAACTTACGAAAAAAGTTTCAACGATTTTCTGGCACTGTCACGCTGGCAATTGAAGTGCGACACTCGGCGAACCGAGTGGAGGAAACCGAAAGCCTATGTTCAGCTCTCGTTGACTCGGTAATTGCAGTGCTGGATGGAAGCCGTGGTGAATGGGGTCCGGGATTTACCTATAGTGGTGCTTACACGGTTAGATTTGATCCAGTTGTGATAGGCGGGGTAAATTACTGTCAAACTGCCCGGATCGAAATCTCTGTTGACGCCAACCTGTCTTAGCGGGGAGTACATTAATGTCATGCTATATTTCATCAAATAATAACCGAGTGTACACGGCGAGCGAACCTGGTCTCGGTCAAATTTCAATGAACGGGTTCACTAGAATTCCCACACTTCGGCTCGCAGTGAAGGAAAGCGTTGAAAGTGCGAAGCGACATGACAAGACGGGAACACGAACATATCTTGGCGTGCCGAATCAGACCTCGAAGACAGTGTCCTACATGTTACAAACATATATGACTGCCTGGGAATCTGACGAGGATACACCTTGCTACGATTCGTTATTCCGAGCAACCTTAGGTGGTGTTGGTATTGTATTTGACGGAGCAACTATTTCTTCTGTCGTGGCAGAAGATCGATTGACGTTTGCTGCGCCGCATGGTCTCTCTGTCGGGCAGGGAGTTCGAGTGATTGACGAATTGAGATTCGTAAGCAATATCCAAGATGATTTTACAATCACTCTTAATGCTCCGCTTAGCCGACCTCCGGAGAGTGGAACTCCCGCCGGGAGAACAATTACCTATTTGCCGTCAAACTCGGTGCCGACTATGAGTGTGCTTGATTACTGGGATCCGGCTGAAGCAGTACAGCGTGCAATATTGGGATGTGCTGTCAACCGATGCCGGATTGCGGTGAATGGCGACTTTCACAAATTCGAGTTTTCTGGCCAGGCGGTGGAGATTGTAGACAGCTACCACTATAGTTCGGTCCAGGGAGCGTGGAGCGCATTTCCGGCGGAGCCCAGTTCCCAACTTAAGACGTTTTCATTGGTGCCCGGAAATTTGGGACAGGCGTGGTTCGGCCCGAACCCGACCCAATTCCAGACCGTCGTCGAGGCAGAGATTAGCATCCGTAATAATATTGACCTCCGGAGACGGGATTTCGGTGCTACGAAGCCTACATGCGTCTTGTTCGGCGAGAGAAGTGTTGAGATTGACATCGTTGTTGCGGGAAGCGCATCGCCTGAGACGATTGCCATCTATGATGCAGCAGTCAACAGGATGCCGATAGGAGTAATGTTGCAACTCGGTACTCACGAGGGACGGTTATGCGCCATTTATATGCCAGCCGTGGTGCCGGAACCACCCGAGTTCGAAGACGATGATCTCCGTTTGCAGTGGCGGTTTCGGAAGTGCCGGGCACAAGGGTCGATGAATGACGAAATCTCAATCGCGTTTGGATAGAGTATGAACTATTCTTCAGTGATAACAATTGAGTCTTCCGTACTTTCTGGTGTGCGGTTCAGTATACGGCGGGTGTCATTGGGTGCACGTCTCGAGCTATTACACAGAGTTCGGGAACTGACGCTCAAGAGCGCGTTTTATGAGGCCGGGAAGAGTACGGAAGATCGGATTCAAGCGAGTATAAGCGCTTACGAGCTCGCTCGCCTGTACCTAGCGTGGGGTGTAGTAGGGATTGACGGGCTGAACATCGATGGAAAAGCCGCAACTGTTGAGACGCTGATCGCGGAAGGACCTGAGGCTCTGTGTGACGAAATTGTTGAACACATCCGAGGGCAGTTGCAGCTTTCCGCAGACGAACGAAAAAACTAATCATCGCATTCCACTTTCAGAAATCCGACCAAGCCGCGTGGAAGTGCGATACGTGTCGAAAGGCGGGTCTTGAGAGAGTCCGGAGATGTGCCTGGATCGGGTTCCCAGAAGACAGTGCTCCAAAAATAGTGTGGGCGCGAGGGAGGGCGAGTTCAATAAACTGTCCAAAATCAATTATTTATCCGCAGTCGCTAACGTGGATAGAAAGGTACTTTGTCTGGCGGATAGTGGGCGGGGAGCTAATGGATCTCGACGCGAGGACGGCAGAAGCGTTACTCATACTGAGGGCAGAGGAACTGAAGGATACGAATAATGACTAGAAAGGAAGCGGAATCTGACCTTGATTGGCTTGTACCACCAATGGCAGCCAATCGGATTCAGGAAGTATTTGAAATTGCCGCCGGCAGACTTGCGCAGGCGACGATGCGGTTGAGTGATAGGGCTGCGGCGGAAGGATACCGCGGATCCGGCGAGAGCGAACGACAAGGGGGCGGTGAGGCGTCAGTTGGTGATCGGAACGTTGTCAATATCGAACTCCTTCGGGTCCTTACGGACCTGAAGCAAGCGACTACGGAACAGACAGAGGTGTTGGCGAGGACACTTTCCTTGGGAACCCAGGGTGTTCTGCAAAAGGTTGTCGACCAAACTACAAATATCTCCAGAACAGTGCCCAGCGGGATAGGTGCACTCGGTATTTCTGGGGGCCTTGGAATGTTAATTTCCGGATTGTTCAGAAAAACTTCCAATAATGACGTGCCGATCATAGATGCAGAACGATACTGGAAGCCTCAACCGGTGCGAATTGAAAGTGATGTGAACGAAACGAGTGGGCCGGAGCCTGGCGTGTCGTATGGACAGTTTGGTCTTCCAAGAGTAGACTCCAGGCGACAAGGGGCTAATACCGAGATAACAATCAATATAAACGCCCTCGACGCAAGATCCTTATTAGACCGTAGTAATGACATAGCAAATGCAGTTCGAGCAGCGGTATTGGGTGGGCATGGCTTGAACGATGTGGTAGCGGAATTATAAAAGAAACGACATGTTAAACCTGCAGGATCATATAAGAATTCAATATCCGTTGTTGCGAAGTCTACAAGTCAGTGTAGATCACGTTCACTTCATTGATGGAAGTAGGCAATGCATGCCTACTGGAAGTGGACGGCAACGGCGTTGGAGGATCCGATTGTCAGACCTAACTGAGGCAGAGGCGGTTGCGCTCCGCGACTTCGTACGCTGGTACTCAGGCCAAGCGGGGACATTTTCGTTTACGGACCCAGATAGCTTAGTCGCATACACGGACTGTGTTCTAGGGGATAGTGAAGTCAGCATCACTTATGAAAGGGAGGGAGTAGCATCTGCAGAATTCGTGATAGAGGCACAGGAGACACAGTAATGGTTGTCTTTCCCCAGCTCCTCACTCACTGCATCGCGCAATTTCCAATTCGATCGCACTTGCGGTATCGGCGAGTAGTGAATACTGCGCCAGGAGGGCAGCGGATTGTATGGTTAGATGAGCGTGTTAAGGAAGTGCGGTGGACCATACCATTTGCCGGGTTAACAAAGGAAGAGATTGAAAAGATTGAGGAGTGCTTTAGTGCGGTATTTGGTACATTGCGACCGTTCTTATTCCTTGATCCAGTCGATAATTTGTTAAGGAACAGTGAGCGCTTGACGGACAGTCCGTGGGAGAGAGACGCTGGCGTAGAAATTGGTGTAACGCCGAGTGGAGAGCTGGTTAGGCACTCAATCGCAACGATTACAAACACAACGAATACATTAAGGCGAATTTCACAAACGCTTCCTATTCCAAGTCAGTTTACGTACTGTTTGTCATGTAATATACAAGCGGCATCAGCAACAGGTGTGCGTATTGGTGTGGGTGATGGAACGCATGAAGTCTCACAGGATGTGAGGGATGCAGTTACGTGGAGGCGTCAATGGTGTACCGCAAGCCTTGGGAGCAACAGAGACGAGGTAACTGTATTCATCGAGATACCAGCAATGCGGACAGTGGAGCTGTCTTGTGTTCAGTTGGAGGCACAAGTGGCGCCGTCAGTGTATCGACCCACATTTGAAAGATCTGGAGTGTACCCAAACGCGAGGTTTGTTAGCGATACGCTGGCAATTGGCTGTGATGGACCGGGGTCGTATTCCGTAAATGTGGGTATCGTCGCGAGTGTCTGAGTAAGGAAGGGATTGTGGAATCGATATTCGAGCTAAAGGAACGTGAGATTCTCGGTACACCGCTTGTGCTGTTCACCTGCACGTTTGCTGATGGTACACAGGAGCATTGGAGCACGCATTCGGTCACCGTCGAGGAGACGCAGTACAGTCCAAGAGTGATAGCGCATACCTTGTTCGATATAACGGCAGGCGGTGATGATGGGGTTGACACGCTTAGCCGGATCAGTGTTACGCTTGCAAACGCAGATTCTTACGTGTCTCAGTTGGAGCGTACGCGGGGGTTCAAGGGGTGTAGGCTTGACGGCGCCTTTGTATTTTATGACTGGACCACATCGGCTGCTCTGTGCGAACGGAGTTTCGTTTTTCGAGGCGTGATTAATCCAGTAGAGGTGTTGACGGAAGACGTGGCGCGGTTAAGTGCCCATAGTCGGTTGAATATGCAAAGGTTTATGCTGCCGGCTATCAGAATCCAGAAGCGATGTCCCTGGGCGTTTCCTGAAACGGAAGAACAGCGTGCGGAAGCCTTGGAGGGGGGGGCGTTCGGCGAATACTCTGCCTTTTTCCGCTGCGGATATTCTGCTGATCTGCCGGGTGGCTCCGGAAATCTTTCTGACGGCGTCGCATTTTCAGATTGTGACTACACTCGTTCAGCATGTATCGAGAGAGGCATGTTTGATACGGACGCAAGGGGTAAGGTGAACCGTCGATTCGGCGGCATTGAATTTCTTCCGACCTCGATACTCGTCCGTGGTCATGGAGACCGCGTCTTTTCGCAAGCGAGGGTCGTCGAGAATGAAGCACGGTATAACGATTTCATTCCGCTTATTTATGGTACGTGCTGGATACAGCCGCCAGTAGTGTTTGCTCGTAATGATGGAAATTTGACTCGTGCGGAGGTAGTCCTCTGCCTTGGTGAAATCGAGGGAGTGCTCCGGGTGGTGGTTAATGGCGTCGAGATTCCGGAGGGTGTAGCCGGCAGTAGCATGGCGGCTACCGGGTGGTACAACCTGGTGAACCGGGGTAACCGAACAGGAGGATTCAACCTCAATTTTTGTGACAGCAGTGGCAACCCGCTCGGGGATCCATATGGGAGTATCGCGTATCTGGCAATTGTTGTACCTAATCGGATCAGTGACGGCCGTAAAGTGCCTGAAGTTGAAGTGTTAGTGAAGGGTAGGAAGCTTCCGATTTATTCGGGAGGGGGAGAGTTCGCCGGGAGGGTTTTCTCGGCGAATCCTGCGTGGGTGCTGCTGGACTTGTTGCGGCTGTCTGGATGGACCCCTGATGAGCTTGATTTTCAGAGTTTCGCTCAGTGCGCGGCGTTTTGCGATGACCCCGTGATACTGCGTGATTTGAACGGCAACCCCCAAGTTCGGCCTCGCTTTCAATGCAATCTGGTGCTTGGAAGGCGGCGATCTGTCGCGGATGTGATTAGGGGAGTCAGGCTTGGCAGCCAGTTGTCGCTGGTGCACGGGGCTAATGGGAAGATTCAGGCACGCGTTGTCGGTAGCATAGCCGAACAGCACCCAACTAAAGAACCGTGGAGCAATGCGAAGTCACCGCTTGCCGGAGGATGGCCGGCTTATGAATTTGGTGACGGTACAGATGGAACTAGTGGAATCGTTCGGAGGAGTGATGGGTCCGCGGCGATCCGGTTATACAGTCGTACAACTGGGGAAACCCCCAATCGTCTCACAGTTGAGTTTCAGGACGAGTTCAACGAGTTTCAACAGGACAGCCTTTCTGTCGTCGACGTTCAGGATGCAAACCTTATCAGACAGGAAATATCCGCACCATGTCCGGTCTTGGGTATACCGAACTTTAATCAGGCCTATCGGGTGCTGAAATTACAGCTGAATAGGACAATTCGTGGCAATCGATATGTGGAATTCGAAACGAGCGTCCGCGCTCTTGGGATTCGTCCTGGTGATTTGATTACGGTAACGTATCTAAAAGAAGGTCTCGTCAGACAACCATTCCGCGTAACGAGGATTTCACCATCTCTCAATTATCGTACGATGATGGTCGAGGCGCAGTGGCACGACGATTCTTGGTACTCAATCACGGCGCCCGCCTCCGCAGGTTCGCAGGTATCGGGTGATGCTGTTGGGGCGAGAATCGGAACACCGCGGCCGATTGTGGGATCCGTGCTTGATGAGAATCTGGAGATTCAGTATTCGGTTCGCGAGAGAATCCAAGACAGCGAAGACGGAACTACGGCGGTGGCGCTCGATGTGGGATTTTCGGTTCCACGAAGCACTCAGTTCGGCACTCTTCGAGCTCCGTCTATGTCAATAAGTCCAACTATTCACACGAGTGGTGGGTCGATTCCAGGAAACCGTATTCTGTACTATGCTGTTGCGGGCGTGACAATATCGGGCGACGAAAGTGAACTATCGTTTCCAATAAAGGCTGTGCTGCCAGGTGTCAGCTCTACGAATCGAGTACAGATAAACAATCTGAGTTTCCCAAACGGCACCACAGCGTACAACGTGTACAGAGGTAATACCCCTCATCAATTGTTACGAATCGCGTCAGGTGTACCGCTGGGAAACAGTTTCACCGACACTGGCCTCCCGGTGGTCCCCATTGGACCTTCAGACAGGAACTTCGATCATGCCGTATTCGAGTGGCGATTTGAACTCGTCCCTGAAGTCTCACCAAATAGTTGCACAGCCAGCTCGATTACCGCTGCGAATCTGAATTTAATGGTCGATGAATACGTTGACCGGGTGGTCAGGATCACCTCCGGAACTGGGCGGGGCCAAGAGAAGGTGATTGTATCGAATACGCCAACAACAATTTCTATCCGGGGAACGTGGGAAACAATTCCAGATTTTTCGAGTAAGTTTACGATCGTTGAGAGTACTTGGCAAAGTGGTGCGAAGGGTAAAACGAGTCCAGTTACGTTTACAGTGCCAAACCGTCCCGGCGCAACGGTGCAAATTTGCGGACGAGCGGTCAGTCCACTGGGTCGGGACAGTGGATACGAACTTGCGCTCGTAACGCGCTGGCGTCTGAGTGGGCAGGGTGGGTCGCGTGATATCGACGTCCCTCCGGAGCCCGTTTTCGCTTTGGCTCCGATGGGGGCTGGCGTCGTCGTTCTCTCGGGGGTCGGATTCAACACACTCGAAAACACCCGAACTGTATCATCAGGAACTTTGACCTTGCACTTCTGGGACGAGCTTTTGAGCCCCTCTTCGCTGGTGACTGTCTCAGCATTGCCGGGTGACGCGAGCGTCCTGTACGTAAATGAACCAGAGTATCTAACGCCAGGGACGTTGGTGCAGATAGACCGAGAGATTCTCGAAATAGAGGAAGTAGGCGAAGGGGTTAAGGTACGCCGGGGTGAATTTGGTTCAGCAGCAGAGGACCACGCAGCGTCCAGCGCCGTTTATCCACTTGCGCGAAGGACAGTGGTACTTCCTTTTGTAAAAGACTTTTTCGGAAGCCCTGCCAGTGGATCTTTCTCATTTCCCATATACATACCAGATGTCCGTATTGCGGCAGCCGAACTGCTAGTAACGAATTCGCGGGGAAACAGCCAAAGTCGACGCAATAACGTTACCATGAATGCCGATTCAGGTATCCGTACGCTCTCAGGCGGTCAACTGACTCTTCAGTATGAGGGACATTTAGCGATTCAGGCGAATGCAGTTCCGCCGCTCGTCATCGAGTCAACGCATGCAGTACGGGACATCTTTGCTGTTCTCCGGGAAGGACCTGTTGGCGGCACTGTTGAGCTTCGATTGAGGCAGGGAGAGGAAGTTTTCTGTAATCTAACAATTCCAAATGGGGCGACAACGTCGGAGGTTGTCAGTGGGTTTGGTAAAAAGCCCCTCAGTCAACTAGCGCAATTAAATCTGGATATAGTTGGCGTTCCCCAGGGTTGGAACATGAAGCCCGGCAGAGACCTGACAGTCACTATCCGGCTCTAAGGCGCTCGAAGGACAGAAATGTATTGCAAACTACAACCGAATCGAGACCTGCAGTGTTACTTCGAGAAGCCGTCAGCTATTGCTGCTCTGAGCGAGGCAACTCCTAATAGCTTTGTATTGAGCGGCACCTGGCGTCAGCAGTTCGATTGGGCGGTGGTGGAGTGGAATAGGGACAACGTCATTGAGCATCCACTTGTGAGGAACCTGCCAGACGGTGATCTTAGTGGAGTGGTCTTGAGTTATTGCGAGACCCGTTCTGGGTGCATTGCAATGGATTCTGATCTATTCCCAACAGTAGACTGGCCTTATTTGAGAATCTGGGCGGATGATAATGGTACGGAAACATTTTATCGCGTCCGTCTGCGGGATTTTGCGGTTCCGGTAGAGGGAGAGTATGCGCCGGCGCATGTAGACTTTGAGTTAGTTGGTACGGTAACGACTGGTGATTATGTTGGCCTTTCAGTTCTGGAAGAGCATTTCACCCATCAGGTGACAGCTTCAGATACGGCAGAGTCCGTCGTGCAGGCGATCGTAGACGCCGTTAACTCGTTTTCAAGCACTTTGATAGCCAGTCGGACTTCGCGAACCATAAGACTCTATTTTGTTGGGCCGAACCGATCATTTGAAAGCAGTACTGTGGGTGCGAACGGTAATCGTTATGGTGCTTATGGTTTTGTTTCCGGAGCGAAGACTGAGTCATGGTTCCCGCCGGCCGCAGGCTTTCATGGAGGAACGTCGCCGACAAAATGGCGTGTATCTATCGATTTCGGAAATCTGATCGATGTCGACGGAAGGACCGTGCCAACGAGAAACGTTAGGAAGATGCGTTGGACGTATGCCGCAGATCTTCAAAGAGCGAGCTTTGAGCGGTGCGAGTTTGTGGTTACAGTCACGGACTGGAACGTGTCAGGTGAGCGGCTTGAATACAAAGTTGCTGGCCCTGGGAGCGTACGTTTAGAGGACAATTCGGCTCAGCTGGTCTTTTCCGGCAGTTGGGAGGAGTCGCAGGGAAATTTTTCTGGGGGAACAATAAGGCACTCAACTATTCCTGGTTCTTCAGTTAAGTGTTCGTACCGTTGTTCCGAACCACATCAGGTATTCCTAGGTAGTCGATATTCTTTTAACAGTGGATCGTTCACGTATTCGATCGATGGCGGTCCTGCGTCTGCAAGAGGTCTTTTTGTAGCGGGTGAGGATGTTCTATGCCGAATACCACTTGGAGAGTTGCCAGCGGGTGAGCATACGGTTGTGGTCACTCATAATGGCCCGAATGGAAGCTATGTCTACATCGACTTTTTTGAAGTTGTAGTTCCGAGCGACGAATTGCCGATATTGGAGCCAAGTAGTCGACTCACATTGGCGACGGATTGGGATACAGACCACTCGATCGCCATTGCGCCCGAGAGGACTGCGTGGCTGATCGATACTCTTGGGTTTAAATCACGACAGAACCACTATGTTGGTGCGTTATGGTTTTATGAGCTGACGTGTGTGGGTAACAGCTACGCTTCCGTGACCCTTGAATTCGTGGGTACACCGGAGTTCAGTCAGATCACGGAGGTGAGGCTTGGCTATGTGGGCAGCGCCGAAGAAATCGTTGTGCGACATCTGAATCGTATTGGAGATACCCCGGCGACGATTGCGAAAGCATTTGAATGTGAGTTTAATCGCGGCTACACAGGAATTTGGGCTGAGGCATTTGGAGAAAGACTGGTAATTCATTCGAGGGTGCTTGGTGCTGCTGGTAATGCCATGCTCATCTCGGCCACGCCGCAGTCCGGTGCTTTTCGAGTTGAGGTGAGCGGCAACGCTTTTCATGGCGGCGTTGACGGCGTGTGGAGAACTGATGCTGCTGCGTTTCCAAGGATCAATCGCGCGTGCAGGGATTGGAGTCGAAGCTTTTATCGTGAATTGAAGGCGGCAGGCATCGAGGTCACGGCTGCATTCAGCATGGAATTGCAGCACGGGGATGATAGTGTGTCGGCTGGAATCGCACAAAGATATCCGGATGGTACGGCGGCATGGTTGAATACGCCTGCCTTGCAGACGAATTTTTCACCCAGCTCGAGAGCGTTTTGGCGTCAGGTGTATCTCGAAATGGCGACCATTATGGTTGATGCTGGCGTGGAGCCATATTTACAATTTGGCGAGGTGCAGTGGTGGTACTTTCCGAAACGTGGCGTTGGGATGCCATTCTACGACGAATATACTACGACTCGGTTTGAGCTTGAGTATGGACGTGCTATGCAAGTGATCTCATCTGAGTGGGATGACCCATCTGCGTTTGCGGAAGAAATGGAGTATCTTCCCCGGTTGATTGGTGAATTTACTTTGAGTGTGATGACATTTGTTCGGGAAGTGTATCCGCAAGCGAGATTTGAGGTATTATACCCAACTGATGTGAATGAGACGCCGCTGAATCAGGTCATTAATTATCCAAGTGACTATTGGACTCCATCGCAATTAGACTGCCTTAAAACCGAAAGTTTTACATTCACGTTTGCTCGCGACGTCGACAAGGCAAGGGGAACAATCAACTATCCCGCGACACGCGGTTTTCCTATCTCTAAAAGAAGTTTTCTAGTTGGTATTAATGATCCGACAACGCCTTGGGAAAGGGAGCTTGAGATCGCGCAGGGCGAAGGGAATCCGTCAAACGTTCTGTTCGCGCTTGACCAGTTCTGCTTAGTTGGGTACCCTGTGCCCGTTCGTGCGGGGCTTCGGCGAAGTGTGCAGCAGGGCTGA